TGTAACATGACGTTTATACCTATTTACAATTTCTTACCTAGAAAATCAGCAGAAGCTCCGTTTATTGGAATCGATGATTCTGAAAAACCAGATGGAAGCGGTAAAGATTGGACAAAATTCTATGATTTTGAAACAAATACATATAAAGGTTTAAACACACTGATAAAAGCACCGGTGGAACCATCTAAATAATAATCAATGAGATACGACAACGTAGATATATTAACAGATCCTGACACTAAGAGAAAATATCTTAGGGGGGTGAAGTATCCAGCTATCCAATTCGACAATAATGATATTTACATCATTACTGTAGCGGGAGATAGATTAGATTTGCTATCGAATGACTATTATAATAACGTAGACGACTACTGGATAATAATTTCTGCTAATAATTTGCCAGGAGATAGTATCTTTGTAACTCCAAACACCCAACTTAGAATCCCAGTAAGAACAGTTGAAGCTAAACAGGCATTCAATACACTTAATGAAATATAAAAGTTACGAATAGATGTCAATATTTAAAGGAACATTCAAAGATTACGTTAAGAAACAAATTAATCTTAGGCAAGATTTGCTTAACTCTAAAGGTAATCGATCTTTAGACGTACAGAAGTATACTACTTCTTCCCCATGGGTAAAGATGACATCATTTGTTGATTATGCTGACCCTAAATCAAAAATCGATCCTAATATAGAATTAGCCAAGAAGTATGTTTTACTGGGAGGAACTTTATACCCAGATTGGGAAGATAAAACTAATACTATGTTTAAGCTTAGATCTGGTATATTAAAAACAGATTCAGCTTACGGTACAGATTTAGGAGCTAAAGGTATTGGAAAAGCAAATTTACAGTACGGAATTAGACCTATGCCTGGTATTACTAGTGTTAGTATTAAATCTAAGAGTGCATATGGTTCTTTGAGAGAAGCCACTATTAAATTTTATGCTTGGGATGTAAAACAATTAGAAGACTTATTGATCTTATACATGAGACCCGGATACCCAGTTCTATTAGAATGGGGATGGGCGACATATTTAGATAACAAAGACGGTAAGGGTAGATCATTTGACTCCCCTACAATCAATTGTTTCCAAGATGGAATAACTCAAAATGGTATATACTCAGCATTAGATAAATACAGAGAGCAATTTTCAGGTAACTATGATGGTATGTTAGGCCTTATACGTAACTATGAGACTTCAATGTTACCTAACGGCGGTTTTGAATGTACCACCACGTTAATCAGTATAGGAGATGTTATTGACAGTTTAAGAATGAATAGTGAGAGTGGAGATATAAATTATCTATCAAAAGTAGAAAATCAAAGTGTAAATACAAACACAGAGACTCCACAGAATCAACAGATAAAAGATGAGTTTGAAAAGCTATTAAGCGCATATCAATACCCAAGATCATTACCTAACCCGGATATGATTTCTCAAGCTAGAATCGTGCAGATAGATCTAGAAGCGGATAATATCCCAGGTATAGACAAAGAGATATATTTTGCACAAAGCTATGTCAAAGCGGCTGACGGTAAAATCATGTCGGATGACGGCTCATCTATTTCTAGATATTATATGCAGTTTGCATATTTTGTTCACATATTGAACTCACAGAAAAATCTTTATTCTAAAAATGAAAAGCTTTTAGATATTGAAATTCCTTTAACTACTATAGGAAAAAATAAAGGTAACGGCTTGTGCTTGGCTTCTAACAATTCAATGACGATAGATAATAACACATGTATAATAAAAAATACTAGTGCTACTTTTATATCAAAAGAGGGATTTGTCCCTAAAGTTATATTTGCAGATAGATACGGTCATCCTGAAAGCGACGAAACAAATGATATAGCTATAACAAATTTAAAAGATTATCTTTACCCCAACACCAATTTAGGTATTATTGGAAATATATACATTAACATAGGAAAGCTTATAGAATTATATAAGATCGAACATAAAAGAAACAATGGATTTGTATATTTAGGAAAATATTTAAAGAGCATTTTATCTGAGATGGAATTTTCTTTAGGGTCGATAAACAGCTTTGACATATTTGTTAACGAAAACAAAACTGTTATCATTGATAAACACTATGTAGAAGATCCTGCTAACAGTTCTAAAGCAAGTAAGTTTCAAATAAACATTTTAGGTACAGATTCAATAGTTAGAAACCAAAAGATCGTATCCAAGATATTCCCATCACAGGCAACAATCATTGCTATAGCTGCTCAAAGCAGACAAAACGTAGCTTCTTTACAAAGTTCTACTTATACATATATGAATGCCGGCCTTAAAAGTAGATTGATTCCGAATATAGAAACATCACCTGATCAAATAAATACAGATATAGAAAAAGAAAGAAACATCTTCTACAGAAATTTACAATCATTATCTTATTATGTAGCAAATAATATCATACCCTTTAGCTCGGAGTATAATAATGCTGTAAATTTAAGCTCGATAAATACTTTTTTAAATAACTTTTTAGTTAGAATAGACAAAGGAACGAACTATAAAGCTATTATCCCAGTATCATTAGATATTTCTTTAGATGGTATAGGTGGAGTAACGATAGGTGAAATATTTAGAATCAACGATGATATTTTACCAAAAGAATATGAAAATAAAAATGTAGGATTTATTGTTACTGGTATATCACATGAAATAACTAGACCTGATTGGTCAACCACATTTACAACTCAATTCTGTTTATTAGATCAAGATAAACTACAAGAATCGGTTAAAGAAGATATGAAAAAATTAAATTTAGGATTTACCTCATATGTAACAGATAGAAAATCTGAATTGCGCAAATCGATAAGATTATACAATATATTAGCTGCATATTTTGCTGACTTGGTAAAAGGTAATTTTCAAATTACATATAAAGGTAAAGGAAGTAGATTTAACGGAACTGACTTAAAAGTTAGTTATAAAGACTATACAGACGCTATCTCGGGAAAACAATTGAAAGCCAAGATAGAACAGAATTCAATCGGAATTGACGGAAAGGCATTAACGTTAGAATCATTTTTAGAAGAGATTGCTTCACAGACAACTATAAGAACTAGGAATCTAAGTAATAACGATTACAAGGCCGCTATCGAAGATATAAATGATAAACTAGATAATTATTCAGGTACAGGGGATTTCAGTTTTACTAAATATGATAGTGATATTCTAACCAGTACAAGATTTTTTAAAGCTATGGTGCCAGAAGTTCAAATAGCTTTTAATAATATGCTTCAAATTGTAATAGGACAAAGAAGAAAGAAAATTCCTGTAATTGTTGTATTTGAATTATTAGACGAAAGAGAGAAGATAGGTTCAATATCAGAGCAAGGAACCTTCTTACCAAATAAAACATTCAAAGAAGATATCAAGATGTATGACCTCAGACTTGTAATCGCTGGAGAAAATCCAAGCTATTATAAATAAGAAATATAAAACATGTACTACCCTAAATCAGAAATAACCCCTAATCTTTATACCAATGGGACAGAGTTAATAAATACCGTTACGGGAGAATATTATAAAGGACCTTACTACGCAACATCAGACGGTAAATTCTATATCGGAAGTGATTACAGCCCGAGCGCTCAAGAACTTAGGAAACCAACTACACCCATAAATAAAGAAGGTTCAACACCTGCTACATATACAGCACAACCAACTGCAGACGACTATAGCAACGGATTCTTTGTTCGTTACGTAATCAAACGCGTTAACAGCGGCATCGAAACTATCAAAGAGATAAAAGAACAGGATTATAATACGATCCAAAGAAACCCCCTATACAGTTTCACATCTTTCAAATGGAAGATAACAGGTGCTATGTTCGACAATATGTTAAATATAAACCAACCAGTCTACGGTATTATCAACACCAACAAAAGAACTTTACTCGGAGAAGAAAAAAAGATTCCAGGTATTTCAAAGTTTTTTATAAATCTTGCACAATATTCTAAATAATCTTTGTATATTTGTACAAAGGTTATAGACAGTGTATTATATTATTGAAACGGAGGAGCAACTTGCTAAATTCTCAACATACGACTTTACGAATTGCTTCGTGGACATTATCATGATGAATGATAATTGTCACCCTCATCTATCTACACCATCCATAATCTACGTTAGACCTTTTAGATCTCGAGCTGGCTTTATGCTTTGCATAGACCATACTGAGACCTTTAAACTGCCTCTAGAGTCAGCGTTAGCCCTAATTCGCGAGAAAGCGGGGCAAATTTACGCTGTAGATGCTAAACGTCTAAGACACTTCCTAAACAGAGATAATGGCTTATTCTGTCTTAAAACAGGCAAATTCCTGCACTCTGGAGAGATTATAGATGAATCTGCTCATAATACAGCAGCACATCGCTTCTTCTACCAGAGATATGAATGCAAGGAGAATGTGAATAGACTAATACCAGTGGCCAAGCATTACGAGAAAATGGAGAATCTGATCGATTCTATCAAGTTCAATGCTGCTTGGTTCAAGCCGAAGCACTACAAACTCTACGGATCTATGGCTAGTAGTGTTTATCAGAGGATAGAATCATCTGGAATTAAGCTTAACAATGTTGCTTTTACCCAACATTATAAGCCAAAATGCGATGTAATGTCGGTTAAATCCGACATTATCTACACTCACTACAACATGTACACAGCTACTGGTAGACCGTCAGATGCGTTCAACGGGATCAACTTTAGCGCCATGAAGAAGGATGATGGATCTAGAAGTTCATTCATAGCTGGGAACGACATGTTGGTGGAGTTCGACTACAGTTCGTATCATTTACGGATATTAGCGAATATTATCGGATATAATTTTGAAGAGAGTGATATCCATACACACATTGGTAAGTTCTATTTTGGAACGGACCAGTTGTCAGAAGATCAATACAAGGAGAGTAAGTCTCTGACTTTCAAGCTTTTGTATACTGACGCAGCTGCAGCCGAGGTGGATACTATACCATTCTTCAAAAAGGTAAGGGAGTTCAAGAATGCTCAGTGGGACAAATTCAAAAAGACAGGTGTTGTAGAGAGCTTCATCTCTAAGAGACCTATCAGAGGATTGGAAACCAAGACACAGATCTTACCTTATATCCTACAGAACTATGAAACAGAGCGTAACGTCTTGGTCCTAAATGAATTACTAAATTTTTTAGCAGACAAGAAATCAAAGCTGGTGTTATACAACTACGATTCATTCCTGTTAGATTTTAGTAAGAAAGACGGAAAGAACCTTTTAAAACAGATAAAAGTAATAATAGAGCAGGATGGTTACCCAACCTCTTGCAACTACGGCAGCAACTACCAAGACATGAACAAATTAATTTTTTAGCCTAATAATCAGATATTTATATATGTTATTCGATCAGTTATCACAAATCCCAGAAGACCAATTGAACAAGCTATTTTGCACGTTTACGAAAAAAGATGAGTTGGACTATACCATCTCGGACATCAAGTCCAAGTATAATGTCCTATACTCTAAGGTCTTTGTCCTAGAAATTGCGGATGGGGACGAGTACGTGTGTACCTACAACATTGATAGCGATAATATCAACAAGAATAACCTTTTACCCTCAACCATCTTAATGCACCGTAGAAAAGAGACCAATACTCTTTACACGATCAATTCACTAAATTCTTTAGTAGCCAGTTTAAATAATGGGGTAATAGATAAAAATTTCAAAGTTAATTGGCCAGATTATAAAAATTCCATACTTTTGACACGCAGCGGTGAATTCCGTAAATTAGATACCAAGATCCATGATATAGTTGTTTTGAACTAATGTGGATAAAATTATTTGGTGGTTTAATTTCAACATTGTAATTTCGTTTTTCAAATTTTAAAAATAACAGTTATGTCCAACATTGATTTAATCAAGCAGAGATTGAACAAGCTTCAATCAAAATCCACAGGCAATTTTGAAAAGATCGATTACTCAACATTATTCTGGAAGCCTAAATTAGGCAAGTCAGTATTGAGAATCGTGCCTCGTAAAGCAAACCGTGACTTCCCATTCGTAGAAGTCCCATTCCATCAGTACAACGTATTCAAGAAAAGCGTTTACTCTTTGTCTAACTTTGGAGAGAAAGATCCAGTAGAACAATTAGTAAAAGAACTTTACACTGAGAATACAGAAGAGTCTAAAGAATTAGCTCGTAAGATCAAACCTCGTACTAAGTATTATGCAAATGTATTAATTCGTGGTGAAGAAAGCTCAGGCGTTCGCTTATGGGAGTTCAACAAAACTACCTATGAG